CCATCTACAGCGACTTCTGTCATGCTATCTGCTGTAACTGTACCATCTGGAGCGGTTGTCGCATTAGAGGCAATCACAACCCTGCTTCCAGTATTATAAGCAGCATTATCAAACTGCTCTGAATAAGACAACAAGTTGTATCGTGGAGTTGCTGTGTCCTTTGTATCCAACACCAGTCCAACAGGTTGTTCAAGTGCTGCTGCAACTAATCCGGTTGAATCCTGAAAACACGTTTGAAGATTTATCTCATAGACACCTCCGGTTTCCCCAGAGGAGAATAAAGATCCTGGCTGTATTATGCAGCCAGGATAATGTTGGTAATGCACAGACATATTATTGACCCTCCCCAGTTGTCACGTACACGTTACCAATACCAGACGCCAGGTAAATACTAAACGTCTCATTTTGATTGAAAGATAGTACTTCCAAAACGCCTGCCGGTATAGTGAAATACGTTGACATGTATGATGGTTTTATGAACGCTACAGCATCTGAGGCATTGTGCAATCTGTAACAATTAGTGTCACACTGTGTCTCCAAGTACTGTGGAGTTGTGGTAGCCTCTAGTGGGTATGACCTTACCGGTTTAAAAGGTATGTTCGTCATTCTTGTGGATTTGAATTAAGTGAATTTTGTGTTCTACCAGATACGACACCTTGTACCGTGGCGTGTTTAGCTAAACCAGCGGACATTTCCCTCATCATACCATTTATGATGTTGTCCAAAGCTTTTGGCGTCTGAGTGGCGGAAAGCAGATACCTCTTGGCTTTGGCATCAGTAATGGCCCACCTTAATATTGGCATGACCGCGACGACTGGCCATGTCTTTGGGTTAGTTAAACGACCATATGGTGTATTACCTTTATTCTTGGTCTGGTTGAGATGCTCAATAACAAGTTTCAAACCTTTGAGCTCAGTCTGGTCTGGGAACGTAGTTTTGATAGCTCCTGAGAATGAATTCAAATGTGATAGGAACTTAGCCATATCTATATGCTCACCATCAAGTGACTTAGCTACACCTACATCAATAATATGGTTTTGTAAAAGCTTCTTACCTTTTGGATCAAGTAAATCAAAATTTGAAGCGGTAAAATTCTCAGCCACACCTTTCTTAATGAGTTTGTCTGCTACTTCATCAGGATGTGCATCCATAGGCAAACTACCATACGGAACTACGTTCTCTCTATAGAAGTCTCTGGCGTTCCTGAATAACTGACCAACAGCTACACCGTCCGCATCAGCAAGACCTGATGTAGTCGCGTGGTCTTCAAGTATGTTGTCCAACATTGTTACAGCTTTCCTCATTATAGGTAAATCACTTTTACCTATACCTGTTGGATTACCAGTATACATATTGTCAATAACATTCTGAACAGCCTTGCGCATAGCGTCAACCTGAGCATATTTTAGTGGAGCGCTTGGCGGCACTACATGTTTCATGTTGGCGATAGAACCAAGATGGCCAATACCACCTGTTACGTTCTCACCATTTATTGTTGGCAGTGTACCTTGGACATCAGCAAGCAAGCTTTTGAGAACTCTAATCGCAGCCGCAGAGTGGGGTGTTGTTTTTACGCCGAAGCCTGGACCTTGGAGTAGAGACTTGAAGTCATTAACTATTGGGCCAAAATCTATGTTCCTCTGGTCTTGTGACATCAACTGGCGTGCAGCCTCAAACATCTCATCAGATGACTTACGGTTCACGTAGTGTTGAGCTTGTAGTGATGACTTAACCATACCAGCGTATGAGTTAGCATTGTCCATACCGGCAGCAATCATAGAAGCGACTGAGTCACCAAGATCAGCATCATAACGTATAGCCTTTTCACCAACGTAACTCATACCATCAATATCTTTCTTCAAGCCACCAGCGATATGGTCTACAACGTATTTGGTCAGTACTTCTTTCTGTTCACCTTGTAAGTTAGCAAGACCGAAAGTGTTATTCTTAATATGAGCCATCAAACCTTGCAGAGCAGTGGCTGATGGGTTAAGAGTTATGTCAGCAATAGTGAGTGCATTAGCGTTGGCCTCAGGTGTTAGTGCACCATCATCCTTCAATGTATTGACAATGTTCTTATACGCTGAAATAACAGGCATTGCATTCTTTGCCGTGTATGTACCATCCAACGTCCAACCAGGAGCAACCTTCTCCATAACTTTAGCTATTGGTGTGGCAACATCTTTGAGCTCAGTTTTGCCGGCTTTTTCCATTACAGCACCGGCTAAGGTATTGGCTGCTTTACCAATAAGTTTACCAGATACTTTTGCTGCACCTGACAAAACGCCTGAAGCAATACCACCGGCCGCCATACGACCAGAAACATCCTTAATGTAACCGTTAGGATTGTTTGGATCATAGTCGCCAGTCTCTGTTAGAGCACCACCTATAGCACCAGGCACTACAACATTACCAATCTTACCAGCAATACCAGCACCTTTGAAAACCTTCATTGGTGTTAATGGGGCACTAGCTAAAACATTGCCAAGCAGTTGACCTTTGTTTCCAAGGTCTACACCAAGCACTTTAGCGTGAGAACCAGGACCTTGGTACGTGTTCTTAGCCACTACGCCTTGGGTCAGTTTACCTTCAAGGTTAGCCATGGCTTCGTAACTTGGGTCGCCTGTGACTTTTGATATACCATAAGCCAGAGCATGGTTAATCTCTTGACCGACGTTATTAATACCAGCTATGACATTACCAAGACTTACACCACCAACAAATGGAATACCAGTTGGTACAACAACATCTTTAGGAGCATAGCTCTTTGGTTTAGCGGCTGTGTACATCCCACTTTTGTAGCTTGGGTTTTTCTTCACCGCCGCGATCGTAGCATCATTCAAGCCGTGTGCGCGCATAACAGCGTCATCGCCAGTACCTTTGCTACCTATGGCTTTATCAAAAGCTGCACCTATATTTAAAGGTGATGCTTTTGAGGCACTATCAAATGCTGCTCCAATATCCATTATTTTACGGTGTGTCCAGACTTGGTTAACGTGTTTGCTACATCCTGAGCTTTAAGACCACGCTCAGCCGCAAGTTTCCTAACTTGTTCCATAGTAAATGCTTGGCCTCCAGTCTTAGGGGCAACTTTACTTTTTGGTGCTCTTGATGGGAGTGCAGTACTTGGTAACTTTCTTGGTTGTTTTAGAGGACCACCAGGAGCATTTATTATACTAATATTTGTTTTACGTTTCTCATCAATAACACCAGCAGCAATCTGAGATATACGCTTCAACTCATTCAAAGAACGTATTGTCGCCTCATAACCATTAGCTGGATCAAGATTAGTGTACAAGTTCTCAGCGGTCTTAATAAGTGGTTCTGAGACTCTACCACCACGAATAAGCTGAAGACCTTGGGTAGCGTAGAAATCTTTGACTGTTGCTATTCTTGTAGCAAGTTCACGTTCTTTGGTAAGTGGTACCTTAGCCAAACCAAGACCTATAGGTGACGTAAGATTCTTCAACCCACTACCTGGTTTAACGATAGCATCTATGTTACCGACAACTGTATCAAGAGCAGCCTTAGCACCTGTGTCAGCACTTGTTGAACTAGAAAGGTCAAGTAGTTGCTGTTGTGTTAGTGGCGCAACCGGAGGCGACATATACTGCTGCTGAGCCAGTGCCAACTGACCAGAACCAGTGTTAGCCATTTGCCGTTCAATAGGTAACTTCTGAGCAGCGACGTTAGCCAACTGTTGCTGGATACCAAGCTCAACATCTTTTTGGTGAGACGTGATTTTTTCAAGAGAAGTTGTCGCCCACTGAGACGCTTGCTGTATGAACTTTGGATCATAGAATTTTGGTGGATTAACACCTTCAGGAATAGCTTGATTCTGGCTAAGTAGGCTTAAAGCTTGATCATATGTATTTTGGTCATACACAGTGCTCATTGTCTTACCAATAAGACTAACCTTATCACTGGTAAGTTTCAGCTGCTGTTGTACATTCTCAGCCTGAGCTTTCTGCACATCCGCCTGAGTCTTGTAAAAAGCTGGTATAAGGTGGGGAGCATTTTTACCCAAGTAAGCAACAGGTCCATCCTCAGACGCGTAAGCTGACACCAAAGACTGTTGGTCTCTGACTTCTTTACCACGTATTTTTGCTTCAGCAGCTATGTTACCAAGATTAGCAATCTGCAACCCAATAGCTGCCGGGTTAGGCATCTCAAATTGCTTGAGACCAGCGACGATATTATCGGCCATTTTTAACCAAGTATAGACTTCATGAATTTATTCTGCATATACAAATTGGCCATATTACTCATACCACCAGTGACAGCGTTAGCACTACCTACAATACCAGATGCAGCAGCTTGACCTCCAGCCATAGCCGCTTGGCCTACACCAGCTGCCGTGCTTGTGCCTACGTTGGCCGTTGTGTTATTGACTGTAGGTCCAAGACCTGCAAGTGTTGTGAGTGAACCTATTCTGTTTGTACGTTCAGTTTGGAACCTATTGAATGCATCGTTGTAACCTGTTCCAGCAGCTCCAGTGGCATATCCAGCCAAAGCTTTTTGGTTACCTCCAGATAATGAACCAGTACGTGCAGCAGCTCCAGCATTGAGCGCAGTCATACCTTTGTTCATCATAAACTGGAAACCAGGGTCTTCAGCATAGTTGAACTTAGTTGTATCAAGTTCACCACCTGGCACAAGACCTTGCAGTAGCGTAGTAAGACCAGTTTGACTTGCCGCGCGGTACGGTGCACCTTGTTGGTTCACCGTATTAAACATCCGTTCCTGTGAAGCTATGGCACGCTCAGAACTGGCAACCTGGGTACCAGCAGCATCACTAGCAGCATCAGAACTGATGAGAGAACTGCCAATACCAAGAGCACCCATAACCAAAGTCTCAACTCCCATATACTACTCCAAGCGTTTTAAACCTTTTACTGATAATTTCATTGTGTGCACTGTCTTTGAACATAAAACCTATAACAGGCTTACCAAGATCCAGAATAGATTTAAGTAACAAAGCGTAAGCACGGCTTTTCCTTTTATCTGGTTTGACGTAAACGTGAGTCCATAAAACCTGTTCTTGAAATTCTGGCTTCATCAGTTTATCTGTTACAAAATCTGCTATAGTGAAACCGTGGTCTTTAATGTATATTATGTGGCTTCCGTTCTCTATTTTAGCCATAATATAAGCAATAAAATCTTCACTAAAAAGATTTATTTTACCCGGTTCCATCTCCTCACGTAGAGCCATCAGCATGACCGCTAGGTCTTCAATGATGGCTCCAGTGGCGTTTTGTTTAGTTATTGCGCTACTTTCCATTTCGCATATACTGCTATCGCATCCATTATTTCGCCAGCCCAATAACCGTAGAACGCGTGGTTGGTTGGATCAGGTGAGAAAGAACCATACATCGGGCCTGTCTGAACCTGATAGTCTACCAACATAGTATGTAGATCATCTATCAACTGCACAAGTCCTTGAGTTGTAGGTGCTGCGTCATGAGACCATACAGCACCTTTAAGCGCAAGCGCCACCATATGTGGTTCACTGTAACCAACAGTTATACTACCATCAGAACCAAAGTAGGTGGGTAGACAAGGATAGGCTGGTGCTGGGTTGTCAGCGATCCATTCTATGAGCCAAGCTATAAACGTGGTACATATAGTTTCAGCTAGAGTGGTAGCACTGTTTGTTTGGTACGCAGCCTTTGCACGTTGCCAGTAATCAGCGACATTACTAAAAGCTCTATACTGCCAACCACCCCAGAATGTGTTAGGGTCTGGACCTTCCCAGTTGAAGCCAGGAGTGTACATACCTGCAGCATCCCAAGTGTTCTGGTTGTACACTGGGGTGAATGGGCCAACAACACCAGGGAATTTTGAGGTGTAATCAATTTGGGCATCATTCATCAACTGAAGCATATTCTCAGCTTCTGTGACGTAACCTTGTAAGAACCAAGGGCATGGGTTCTGATAACCAACATAGAAAGGTCCTTGGAATGGTGCACCAGAGTTTCCATCAACATTTACAGCATTCTCACCAGAACTTGTCTGAAATAGCAAAGCTCCTGGAGTGTAGTCAACTTCATCGCGTGTAGCACCAACTATGTAAACACTACCAAGCTGTAAAACAGTGGCTGCTGTAGATTCAACAGTAAGTTCACAACTTGACACAGAACTTTCAGATCCTTGATAGTATGTCAGAGATGTTGTACAAAAAACTGTAGCACCATTAACTCCTATACCAATCACTTGTATACCGTAACCGTCGGCTTCAGATATTACTAAAGTTGTGTAGGTTGATGCTGGAACAGGGTAATGATCAGTATATGTACCGCCATGTTGAACGCGTAAAGTGAAGGAACTAGTCGATTTGTATGTGAATGTCACGCTACCTGCAGTAGTCCAAGATACAGGGAATCCAAAGCCTGCTGTACCATCTGGTAAAGTCACAGCACAATAATCATTGGTGTCGTGTACGTGTACAGCAGTTGGTATAACACCTGTAGATGTTGGCCATACATACATATTCAGTATATTGACCATAGGTATGTTGTAAATAGCTGGATCACCAGCAACAACCTTAAATATTGCTTGGTAAGCTTTGTTGTCGTCAGCCCATATCAATAGTCTCACGTTTGTGTCTACCGTAGTTCCAATCTCAATGCTCATAGATGAGGTTACAGGAGTGTACGTCAACCATAGCTTCTCATTCCATAACTGGTATGATGTTCTTGTTAAATCACTTGGTAGAGTAGCTTCTATGAATCCAAGATCATTCCTTGTAATTGTATAACCTGTAGGAAGATTTGGTTCAGTGTATGTTACACCACCGGCTACATATTTCCAGAAAGTACCAGGCCACGCGGAGTAACGTTTGCCAATTTCTTTCTTGAACATAAACGTCTCAACGTTCGGAGAAGTAGCGTCATACCAAAGACGTAGAGTTCCAGACTTGCACTGAGACCACTTAGATACGTTTGCTGGATCGTTGTTTTTCAACATCTCAAACGCATCTACCATCCAATGTATTGCGTCACCAGCACAGTTCCAAACTGTATCATCAATCTCTCTCCACATCGGCCAGCACTCATATATGCTTCCGTAAGGTATCATTACTGTTGGTATGTACACGGAGTAGTTTACAAGTACTGTTGCACCACTTGTAGCCGATGTGTACAACTTACCAATTTTAGTCGGGTCAGTTGGAGTACTAAGATCAATACCTGATGGGGTGAATCTATTACCATTCTTGTCCCAGAACTCAGTCCATGTAACATAAGAACCAGTATTTATAGAAGCGAATACGTTCTGCCATGAGAGTGTTGTGCCGTTTGTGAATACATTGTAGACATTAGCAAGTTCAGTCTCTAGCGTCACTACGCCATCAACACCTACGGTTTTAGGTTCAAGTACGTAGCCATCAAAATCTGAGCCACTTGGTGATACTGGTCCTTTAATGGCGAATGGTAATCCACCGTTAACAACCCACTGGTTAGCCCATAGTTCTGAGGATGGTGGCATGACGTCATTCGCGAAATACTTCACGTAAGCATCACCAAGCAGTGCACCTCTGGTTAAATACTTACCATCACGTGTGACTTCGAAGGCACGCATGTAACCACGTGTGGTTAATAGCTGAGCCTCAGAAGTTGAAGCATTACCTTGTGTATAACCACCACGACCTAATTCACCAGCCATTGAGTTAAGCACAAGACCTTCTTTGGTCATAATGTAGCTCATAAATTCCTCACATTTTAAGTTGTATATACATTGACTGGCACAGAAAAGTCAGAGACTGGTAGAGAACCAACTCCTGTAGTGTCACGCGTTAGGTCCAAAGTACCTGAATTGTAGAAACCACGTATATCAGAAATGTAACGTAAGTTATACGCATTTGATGTATGTTTGTAATATAATTTGGCTGTACGTGTAGCATAGTTAACAACCATAGCGAAGTCATCACCATCTTTAATACCAAATGGGCATACGATATTTACATAACATACTGTACTGTCCCAAGCACTTGGAGTACCATTTAGCCCAACGCCAAACATAATTTCGTAAGAAGCCATACCACCACCATACACATGGAATGATGATGTACCACCGGTGTAAGCTAAGTTAACTACTGTTAATGTACAAACAAGATAGTAGTTAGTTGAATTATTTTGCATACCAATCTCACGGCTAACGGTAAGCGGGTCATTGGCTGGATTTACCGGCATAGCATGTTTGTGGTCTGCTCTTGACGCCAACGTAGATACACCTATATAGGCAGAATCACCAAAAGCCTGGGTAGACGGTGTAGTGTTATCAACAACCGTTATAGCATGTCTATGGTCGACTCTTGAAGCTATTGTTGAAGAACCTGCTACGCCAGCACCCGCGCTTTGGGTTAATGTAGTGGCGACTGTAGTGTTAAACACTGTAGGCATTGCATGTTTATGGTCACGCCTTGCCACAACAGTGGCAGTACCAACAACCGCGGTGTCACCAAAAGCCTGAGTAGTTGGAGCAGTAGCATCAAAGACAGCAATTGTAGCATCTGAGTTAATGAATGTTCCGCTACTACCCATAGCATTGGCGGTTCCTAACGTAACTGCTGGTGTACCAGAAGAGCTGCCGGAAGGTATAGTTGGTTTATTAGCTATAGCTGTAACACCAGAAACTGCATTCCAATCACTCTGAACTTGTGCAATAATTTGAGAAGTTAAAGCGACTGTCTCACCACTGTTGATTAATGGGATTACTTTTGTCGTAGTTGACATTATGTTATATCAATTAAAAGTTCATCACCGGTGTACCTAATAGTTGAAGCAACACCAAGCGAAAGATAAGTATTTTGCCCGTCAAAATAAAGTTTTACTTTTGTGGCATCTTCAGGTATTTCAGATGTTTTTATAATTGTTACATCAGCTTTTGTCTTGAAGATATTCATAAGTGTTTCGAACCAAGTCCTGGACATTTTACGGTCAGTCTCAACAAGTTCGATGTTTTTCGGTAATTGTATCACCTAGAACCTCCCTCAATAAAAGCTTCTATACCAAGAAGTGTGACAGGTATATTACCTTCTATTTTGACTTTGATAACACGATCCCTTGCTTTACCAAGTCTACGCCACATAACACGTGTTCTGTAGTTTGGCTTTTTACCTATGTCCACAGTGATACCATCAGAGAACGTATGGCCACCATCATCACTTAATTGTAGAGTGGCTGTTTCAGTCTGAACTGGTACTGGGAAAATCTTAGGTTCTGTGACGCCAACTCCAAGATATCCATTTACTAAATCATAAGTTGTCCAATTAGATATGAACTCATGTAACAACTCCATAGCATTTGCAGCACCTACGTCGTATAGTGGAGTACCTATACCAGTTTCCATATCAAGCTGTATACGCCGCCAAAACAAATTCTTTAGACTTTCACTGAAGTGGGGTGACACTCTTATCCGCGGAATTGGTGCTCCGTCATCTTGGTAAGAGTTCAGAGTCATGTTATACACTGCACTTGTAGCATAATCAGTACCAATGTATAATCCGTTGTAATGCACAAGCATCTCAACACGGTGGCGTGAAATGCCGTCAACGTCAGGGTCTGATATCCAGTTATTATCACGGTATATAGCCTGAGATGCACGTTCGTGCCATAGATCATTCTTTATGTCATACACATACGTTGAATAACTACCAGTCATATTCAAAACATAAAAGTCAGAACCGTTCTGACTATACGTATATGCTGAAGCTTTAGAACCTGAGGCGACAAGTTGTTGTATAGTGCGCTCAATAGGCGGTGTAGTCTTACGTACTGGTTCACCTCCGTTAGAAGCCCATAAAACTGCGGATCCACGTTTGTCTTGTCCAAGCCATAACACTATACCATTAATCTTAGCAATGCTGTTAGGTTGTGCGCAACCGTGCTCCATATAAGCACCAGGAACTGGTTCAATAGGAAATAGTTCATTACCAGCATCATAATATATGTCTGTTCCTTGTTCACTGAAGAACCATATCTTCTTGTTCATAGCTATAGAACCAACGACCTTAGCTGGTGTACTTTCAACATAAGCGAACATTGTACCGTCGAAAACTGAACCATCATACAGTCCAGATATGAAGAACTTATTTGAATCAGTCTTTACGTGGACAAAGTAACCATCTAAGAATGACACACTTGAAGATGGTTCGTAGAATTCACTTGTAATAACACGAACAGCATTATATACAACTGGAGTTGACGGCCCGGTTCCTAAGTAGCCATTTATGAGATCGTTAGTTGTCCAGTTAACCATGAATGTGTGCAGTAGTTCAATCTCAGAGAATGATTCCATGTTGAACTCAGCAAGAGCATATACGTAACCGTGTTTACCATCTACAAATGTTAGCTGTATTCCATTATCTGAGAAGTTAACTCTATCAGTGCCAGTGTCTGGTTCAAGAGTACCACAAGTAAAAACACTGTAATCACTCTTCACTTCATATAGCGTATCACCAGAAACAAAGAAAAGCCTGTTATTTGATGATAAGTATAAGCCACGTACAGGAGTGTTGTTTGGCGTGTTGCATAAACGAAGAAGCCCTGGTGTACTCACCAAGGTTGCGATTTCTTGTTCTTTCAATGTTCCAGTCAAATCCATTTCTGGATATAAGTTCACAGTACGTTGACAGTTTGCATTTACCGAAGCTGACAAATACGATGGACCAATAAAACCTTGTAGTCTTGCCATTTATTACACTCCGGTCATCCAGTTGAAGTATACGTTCTTACTGTGATTTGTACCTATATCAAATTTCAGTATAGGCGTTTTGCTATTCATTGTCTTGACTTCGCCCAAAGTATCTTTAGCAATCTCAATAACTCTTGCGTCGGCAGGTTCACCAAACATAGCACCTATTTCAACTGCAAGGTTGTACTTCAGAGCTTTGGAGTAACCTGGAGGATATGAAAGTACGTCACTGATACTTGATACGTTGCTTATGTACTTACTAAAGTACAACAACATAGCAACAGCTTGACTTGGCACTGGGTACAGTGTTATATGACCTATTGGGAAATCTTGATCGTAATACAACACCCTTGGTATAGGAGTCGCTATTGTTTTTATAGCGATTTGGTTATAATCTTCTACACCTATGATTTGCATAGGCATTTCAAGATCATTGATTTTAATTGATGCTTGCTTTATAGCAACTGGTCTTTCAATGTCGATGTCAGCTGGTACAATAGCTTTACCAATAGTATAAGATGCTTTATTTGCTACTAACTGCACAGATTGTGAAGTGTTAGAGTAAACAAGCAAGTTCTGGATATTCAGTGTCTCCAAAGTATCTTGGACTAAAGCCAGACAATCTGTGTACTCTTGTGTTGTTGGTTCTTCACCTGTTTGGATAGAACCAGCAAGCAGCATGCTTGTCTTAATTAGTGTGGAAACTGTAATGTCCATAGTAGTATAAAATGTGCCGGGCTTTGATACCCGGCACGTTATTGAAAGCCAGACCTTACCCCATTATGCGGGCAGCGAATTCTGGGTACACTGTTTTCCAACCGTACAGGATATCCAACCTGCAAGGCCACAGATCCGACACGATGTCGTAAGCACGAACCATACGTATTGAGAGACCGCTCTTTTCGTTGGACACACGTGCAGCCATATCAACACCGCCAGGAATTGGAAGATCAGCAGTACCAAGCGTAAACGCGTTTCTATGGTAAAGCAGACCCTGCGAAGACTGACGACCAGAGACCGTGTTCGTTGGCGTGATAAGCGCACCTGATGCTGGTAGAGAGTTAACATTCTTGAACTGACCAGTGCTGTTAAGCGGTGGCTGGAACGACACAGATGTTGCTGTTGACGCTGTGACCACAAAGTCCTGCTTGATACCTGTAGTGGTACGGTTCTGTGGGTTAACACTGTACACAGTTGGGAAGGTGAATGTATCACCAACGCTGAATGCTGTACCACCAGAAGCTACAGTTACTGAAGTAGCACCTGCCGATGGGGTAGCACTAATTGCAAGACCTGCTGTTGAGGTACCAAACGTGTGGGTCGCAACGTTCTGGTCCATAGCGAAATCAAAGCCAACAGCTTTACCCATACGACCACGACGGTACTGCTCACTGATTTCCTGACCAGGGTTGAACAGACCTGTATGTGCATTGACCATAGTTGCTTCGGTCAAAGCATCAACACAAGCGTAACGCTCATCGTCATAAGGTGTACCAGAGTTGGTCATCTTTACGCCACCCATAAGGAAAGGCATAAGAGCCGCGGGCGTTGTGCCAGGAGTACCTGTGTTCTGGTAGATTTCTTTGTAAAGCTGCAGACCATCATAGTCAATTTTGTTGGCTACAGTTGCGATCGCTGGCTTCAGGTAACGATTGGAGAAATCATCAATGTTCAGTTTCAAATCAGCAGAACTGAACGCGATGTCAACACCGAACTGTGTCGTGAGGGTCAACGGGATGCTGGAGTCAACAGAGTTTTCAACAGACAATGTAGAACCAGTACGACCAACGTAACGTGGTGGTTTTCTAAGGTTCAAAGTAGTACCAATCTTGGCACCTTCTATACCAAACTTGTCAGAGTACTCACGGTTGACGCCTTTGGTAAAGCCAAGAGTGTTTTCAAGGACCATCAAAGATTCTTTGGTGATCATGCTAATGGTAAGCTCCGTATTCGATACGGTCGTTGGGTAATTGGACATAACAGTATTTTATTTTTGTTTTTTACGCCATACTTTATATTGTTCGTATGACATTGTATTTGGATCTTCAGCGATAATACCAGCGGTGGAACCACCTACGGGTGTTACTGGTGCAGGTGCTCTTGATACTGGTACTTGAGGTTTAGTGGCAACAACTGGTGCAGGAGTGTTTGCGCGTGAGCTTATATTATGTTCCATAACGCCGATCGCCTTCACAAGCTGAATGTCAGATAGTGTGTTGAGTCTTAAGAGCTCTTGTCTATCTTTGGCCAGTTCGTACATCAACGGACCTCCAATCTCACTCTCAACTATCAAGCGCTTTAGTGTGGCAGATGCTGGAACGTCAGCTACGCTGTTCACAACAGTGTCGAAATCTTGTTGCACTGCACGGAATGCTGCTACAGATTCAGCTAAACCCTCAGACTGCACTGCTTGGGCTGCTTCTTTAGCAGCTACCATCTGCATAGCACTTCTTTGGTTTAACGATTCTTGCACAGAGTATTGCGTTGCAGCGTCGATGTACTCAGCGTTTGTTTCAAAATTCGCAGGATCTGGCTTAGCCAGTGGCGTTGCTGAAGGTGTTACTCCACCTTTGAGCACAGCCTCAAGCTGTCTTTGAAGTTCATAGTTCTTACGCGTGAGCTTATCGATTCTTTTCTGGAAACCTCCAGAATGCTTTTCAGTACCTTCTTGTTCGCCAGGTACAGGAGGCGTAGCAGCTGGTGGTTCAGCAGGTGCATTATCTGCTGGAGGTACTGCAGCAGGTGGTACCTCTGGTGTTGCGGTTGGCTCTGTGGCCTCTGGCACAGACGGTGGCGTTGTTTGTGCAGGTGGTGTCTCTATCGCTGCAGGCGTTGGAGATTGTTCCTGAGATTGAGGTGCTCCGCCATATGCGGCCATAACCTGTTCCGGTGAATCCGTGGTAGATGTAATCGTTATTGCCATTGTCATCTGTGATTATAAACCTGGTGTTTGCCCGCCAGTAGGTTGTTGACCCTGTTGGCCAATTTGTTTGTTAGTTGGTTCATCACTGATTGGTTCATCGACTGAGAGTAGGCTGAGTCTACTGTCAATTGCGGCTATTTCAGCATTTAACAGTGAGACATTTTCTTTTGAGGCAGCGTTCATCTCAGCTATGACCATCTGAGTTCTCATCTTCGCAAATTCAATGCGCTCTTTACTTTCAACCTCAACTTGTTTAGTTTCAATCTGATAGTTAAGTTCATTGACTTTATCAGACAGATCACTTATCATTTGCTGTCCTTGCGCAATCATCTGCTGTACCTGAGGAGGCACAGGAGCCTGGTCTTTTGGTACTCTACGACCATCAGGTAGTGTAAGGAATTCCTGTGGTTTCAATTCTGGTGGGAGTGTTTTCTTGAAGCGCTCAGCAGCCTCAGCAGCACCATCCCAATCCATGTTCTTCAACAGAACATCACCAGCGATCTGCATAAGTGGTGGATAGCTCTGTGTTAACTGAATCATATTTGCTACAGCCTCAACGCGCTTGGATGCGTAACTTGTTCCAGCCTTTACGATGACTGTGTACTTACCTTTGGTCAAATTGTACTCTTTCTGGGCGTCACCTTCCATAGTGATTTGGTTAATAGCTACCATAGTAGCTTCATCATCATCACCTACTATCCTAACAATTCGTGGAGTGTCGTAATAGTATGGTATAGCTTCAAGCAGTATAACGCCAACCATACGGATGGAGTTATTTAAGTTGTCACCGTAGTGGAATGTACCTTGGTCACTTTGGGTATCACGTGCTACAATGGCCTTAGCTGAGTTCTCATTGCTACGACCACCAAGACTAGCATCGTATATACCAGTCGTGGCCTTCATATCATCTACAGCCTGAGCTCTTGCTGTTGCGATTGCAGTAATTGCTGGTTCGAACGTGTTTCTCTGTGGTAAAGGTAAAACCTGGCCATTTTTGACTACAGCCTTTACTTCAAGGTAACCGTGGTTCTTAACATTTGCTGTTCCCCATATAGCTTCACGACCCTCAAACTGGCCTTCGTAACCTATGAACGGAGCACGTGGGGTGGAGGCAATTGCCTCAGTTTCCGTTGCTGCCCAGTAGTTGAACATCCGTTGTGGATCCTTAGCGTAACGTGTTACGCTCTCAATTACTGTTTTACCGTTGATATCAATCTCATCACCAAGTACTGGGATAATAGGTATATGTTCTCCTGGCCAGATAGTCTCACTGAGAATCTCAATACCATTTGATTTATACCATTTAACAATGTACTCAAAGTCCTCACGCTCTTGGACGATTGAAAGACCTCCAGGTAAGAGGAATGATCCGTCAAGGTCGATGGCGATACTGTCCTTGCGTACACATGTACCATCAGAAAGTTGAACCAGCGTGTAGTTTCTACGCTCACGCACAAAATATTCGACAACACGACAACCACTATCAGTAACCCAATCAGGAACTTTGTCACCAAGATTTCTCCAATCTGGCATCTGTGAGAGCTCAGAGTTAGGATATTCTTGCTTGAATGCTTCTTTTTCATATTCAGTCATTACAAAAGCGTAGTTCACATCACTGCGATCTGCCTCTTGGCATGATGGATCCATATACACTAAGAACGGATTCTTCACCCTCTTGATACGTAGCTCTTGGAGCATTGTGCCTTTCACGAACTGTGAAATAACTCTGAGGTACCCAAATGAACTACCAGCTGCGCAATTTAGAGCTGTGTTGTAAGCTTCTTGAGCGTTTGATTCTTGCTCAATATTGCGTATAAGTGACTGTAAAACGTTTGCTACTTCGACCGTGGCTTCATTATCGGATGGGGAGACGACAATTGACGACTTCATCTGCCTCTGTTGGTTAGTCACCTGACGTATGAACTGAGGTATACGGTTGATCGTCACAATTGGACGATCACCGCGCAATGTCCTCATATCATCAGGCCACTGATCTCCAGTACGAAACTTGAGATCATCAAGGGCTGCAGTACGTATATCTTTCTCAGCCTCAGCTGTGAACGTAAACCTGTCCCTTATGGTCTTGAGTAGTAACTCATTCTTATTTTTAGCTTTCGGAGGCATCTTATATATACTAACAGGGTTCGTTTCTTATATCCACTAACGGCTTAGGTCGAATAATTGACGCGTAAGTCATGCGTTTATACCTACGACCTTTTCGCTTCGCCCTGCGAAAAAGGTATTTTTAAACTATTCTTAGTTCCCCATCCACCTGAGACTCTGCTGGCCATACAACTGTATGATGTTGTCCGCAACTTTCTTAGCAACTGGCTTTTGGACACCTATATCACTCATAGCATAGTATCTTGTAGCGTCCATCAAGTGATCACGGGCTTTTACAATTTTGCCTTTATCATCTCTGCGGTACAGTCTGAACTCTGAGAGCCAATTTGTACATGACTTAGCCACCTTCAACTTACCACTTGACAATAATGTCCACATCCTGTAGATACCAGACTCAACGGCATTGTTCGCTGTTTCAAGATTAAGCCCAAGGTCACAGTATTGATCTAGTAAAGCTAAGCCATCTTTCTGTGAACGTCCTCTTGCTGCTGGATCTATGACACCTGGGACCCAAATTCCTCTGTCTTGCACTGCTTTTGCATGCACGACTGGTTCGACCTCTCCTCTGTAGTACTCTGAGAATAGATATCTGATTCCAGTTCCCGGGTCTTCTGCTCCCCAGATGCACGCCGTCCTATTCCATCCCACATCAAGTCCATAAGATTTTCTGAAGTAATCTGGTATTTCAAAGTCATCATAAATTATGTCCTCCTCTGGAATGGGGTAGATTGCACCTGAACCCAGTTGTGGCACGCCCTTCGACCTTGCATCACGTTGGTGAGGTGGAAGAGCTGCGAACAACTCATCTTTCATTTCCTTGGTAAGATGTGGAGCATCGTCCCAAGTGGCCATTACTACGAACTTGTTCTCTTTACGTGAATCAAATGAACCATCTGGTAAGAACGCCAGCACAACCTCCGACAATCCTGAGAGTGGGGTGAATGTTAACATGATCATACCATTATTGGTCATGGTTCTAATCAGGCACTCAAGGTAGATGTCGTTCGGCGGCTCTTCGTCCAACAAAATGATGTCTCTCTCAGTACCTTGGAAACTCTCTCTACCCTGCTCATATGATTTGAAGGTGCACTGGGACGTACCACCAGTTCTATGCTTCACGTACACAGTATCAATACCGTCTGTCACACCAGGCGACTTAGTGGTTTTAATGATACTTTCGTAAGGTAAAACTCCAGTTCCCATATCGTTTATAGGACCCAAGAGCTTTGTTTGTAGAATCTCACGTACTGTCTTACCAGTATCACCTGCGACCCAGGCGGTGATTGGCTTTTTGAATTTTCTAAAGCCATTTTCCTCTGTCCACCACGCTGGGTATTGACCTGTTAGGTGGAGAGTGAGTTCATATAGACCAACGCTCTCAGTTTTACCGATTCGGTTGGCCGCCAGCATTAAGCGTTCACGGTGCTTAGTGCCAGCTTTGAAGAATTCCATATGTTTAACATACAGCTCACGGCGCAGAGGACCTTCGTTGGGGTAGTACGTGTCAATCTTGCGCCTTGACCGACGTGTCTTCAATTCATCAAGAAGAGCTATCTTCTCAAGTATTTCTTCACGTGAGGCCATTAACAGTCTGCTTCTTCCTTTTCAGCAAGCTTTGCCATGAGCTCTTCATCTGTGAGGTTCTCATACGGTCTCACAGATGCTTCTATTTTCTGAGATACAAGTTTTGGAGCGAAGTACGGAGCTGAAGCTTTTGCTGCTTCCATACGGAGCTCAATCTTTGGATACACGGTTTCAGTACAAACAGCATTCGTTTCCCCATCAACATAGGTTTGTTCAACACCAACACCAAGCATTACGCTCTTAAGCCACTCATGGGGCTGTATGTCTGTTGTGAGGGAAAGCATTACTGCTTTTGCCTTTGGGCTTGATGCTTCTATCATAAACGTAAATTGTTTAGTTAACTGAATATAATAATTTGTATATTAATAAAGAAGCAATATTTTAACTATTTTCTATTATGGCAAGCAAAGAAATAAGAGAAAAATTATCGTACAGCAAAGGCTCAAAAGTTTATGCATGCCCGTTTGATGCCAGAGCTTACTTGTCATCCAAAGGGGTACATGATGTGTACGCAGTCAAGAATGTTATACACAAATGTAGCCGTGGATATTTCGTACTTGATGAGCAGCTTAGCTCACACATCTTTAAGCTTGATAACGGTTGGGTCTTTGGGTGGAAACAGACCTCTAACCCACTTAGGAAGCAAGAGGGCGTGATTGGACATATCAGAGATGGGGTGTATGTTGATGCTTGGACAGGCGCGCAGCGGTACGTTGGACACGTTGACGCCAGAGATCTGTGTCATAGACCTCTGTACGGGTCACATGGGTATGGTGTTACAAGACCTGACCGCTCTGACTGATGGGGTAACTGTTGGCCAAATATGGCAATCTTAGATAGGGTACTCTTATATTCTTAATAATAATAATAATAATAATAATAGTAGAGAGAGAGATAAAAAGGATTTCGGCGATTCTTATTTTTTTTACTACTTATAACTTA